AATGATAAGTCGATGGTCGTTATTCTGTTGGCACATTGCATGATAAAACGTTTCGATAGCCCAGAAGTCGAACCGTATGACCGCTACCAGCCTAAACTGCAAGAGCGCAGCAATGCCGTCATTCGCGAGTGGTGCGATGCGGTTCTGTTCGCGAACTATAAGACTATCGTTAAGAAGGATGATGTCGGCTTCAACAAGACGACGAACAGAGGGATAAGCACGGGGGAGAGGTTGTTATTTACATCAGAACGCCCGGCTTATATGGCGAAAAATCGCTACAATTTGCCGGAATCTATTGCGATGGATTTTGACAGCTTTTCTAACAACATCAATTGAGGAAAACAAAAAATGCCTACTATTGACTTTGACTTGAACGACTACGAATTGAAAACCAACTCTTTTGAGCCGCTGCCGAAAGGCGTCTACACCGCTGCTGTCGTTGATAGCGGCATGTGCGTCACCAAGGCTGGCAACGGCGAGTATATCAAGCTCGAAATGAACATTCTTGAAGGCGATCACACTGGCCGTAAGATTTGGGAAAATCTGAACGTCTACAATGCCAATCCGAAGGCTGAAGAAATTGCTCGAGGCAATCTTCGCGCGTTGTTTCGGGCTTGTAACAAGCCTAATGAGCGGGCAACCGAAAACATCCACGACGTTCCCTTCAAACTTATCCTTGACATCGATCGTCGTGATCCGACTCGAAACAAGGTCATCGGGTACGCTCCGATAGCCGGGACTGTAAAGACTGTTTACGAAGACAAAGTTGAGAAGCCGCAATCTTCAGCCCGCAAGCCTTGGGAGAAATAAAATGGTCATGGTGCCCGATCCAAGAGAGACGACAACCAGTAAAATTTTTGGCTGGTACGAGGGACAAAAAGAATCTCACCGGAAGCATCTAGGGGCGTCCGTGATCGGGCATCATTGCGATCGCTACATCTGGCTTTCATTCAGATGGGTAAAAACCCCATCGTTTGAGGGCCGGATGCGGCGGTTGTTTGAGACAGGAAATCGCGAAGAGCTTCGCGTTTTACAAAACCTCCGCGACATTGGGATCGAAATTTATTGCGAAGAGGACGGGCATCAGATCAGGGCCACGGACGAAAGCGGCCATTTCGCAGGGAGCCTTGACGGCATTGGCCGTGGCTTTCCCGAAGCCCCAAAAAGCTGGGCTGTCATCGAGTGCAAAACCTCCAACACGAAAGCCTTCAAAGAGATAAAGCAGAAAGGGGTCAAGTCGTTCAAACCGCAGCATTACGCCCAGATGAACGTATACATGGGCTGGATGAAAATTGACCGCGCCATATATATCTGCGTCTGCAAAGAAAACGACGATATCTACACTGAATGGGTGCATTTTGACGAGGCGGAGTTCAGAGAGAAGTCTGAAAAGGCAAGGCGCCTTGTTCAGTCTTCCCAACCTCCCGTTAAACTCAGCGAAGACCCAGCCAACTGGCAATGTAAAATGTGCGACAATTATATAAATTGTCACGAAGGGGTGGCGGCAGAGATCAACTGCCGAACTTGCTGCAATGCCACCCCGGTGGAGGGCGGCAAATGGCGTTGCGAATTGGATGGAAACGAAATAGACTATGAAAAACAATTAGTTGGCTGCGATAGCCATATTTTTATTCCGGCCTTGGTGCCGAATTTAGAGCCGTTTGATGGCGGTGAAAACTTTGTCGAATACTTTGTTAATGGCGAAGAAACGATCATTAATAAAGCTGGCACTAGCAAACTGGTAGCGAAGAAAAACAATAATAAAATTGGTGGTGAGTTAGAGGGAGACTTGAACGACGAAATACCTTTTTGAAGATGTAAAAAATGGCTGCTAAAAATTTTACTTTAGACGAACACAAAGAAACGCTTGCGATTTACGCGGCAAACAACTGGAACGTAACAAAAGCTGCGGATGCGCTTGGTATACCTAGAACTACGTTTTCCGAAAGAATAAAAAACGCTCGTCGCACGTTGGAGAAACACGGCAAAACGCAATTTGAAGTCACACGGCCGCCGGACGAAAAGATGCCGACTGAGGAACTTGTCGAGTGGCGAAAGAAACAGTTTGACCGGAAAGCCAGGAATAAAGAAAGTGCAAAGCTCTTAGACGTGAAGGTAAAAGTAGATGGTCCTATCGGAATTGCTCACTTTGGCGATCCGCACGTTGACGATGATGGAACCGATATTGGGCTTCTCGAACACCATATGAAAGTATGTCGTGAGACACCGGGATTCTTTGCTGCCAATCTTGGCGATTTACAAAACAATTGGGTTGGCCGTCTAGCTCGTTTGTGGGCGCAACAAAGCACTAGTCACGCTCAAGCGTGGCAATTAGTCGAGTGGATGCTGAAGGGTTGTGATTGGCTCTATTTAGTTGGTGGTAATCACGACGCATGGTCAGGAGAGGGCGACCCACTAAAGTGGATTATGAAGAACGCGAACACGGCCTTCCAGTATCACGGCGCTCGCCTTGCTTTGCGGTTTCCGAATAAGAAAGAGGTCAGGATTAACGCCCGACACGATTTCAAGGGCCATTCTATGTGGAATCCAGCGCACGGCCCAATGAAAGCGGCACAAGGCGGCTGGCGAGATCACATCCTTACTTGCGGCCACAAGCACACTTCATTTGTCGCCGGTCCTCTCAAAGACCCCGCCAACGGACTTTTGTCCTGGGCAATACGGTGCGCCGGTTACAAGACTTACGACCGCTACGCTGAAGAACTTGGGTTGGCAGACCAGAACGCCTTCCCGACTGCCGTTACAATTATAGACCCGCAGTTTGAAGACGACGATCCAAGGCTGGTTACTGTTATAACTGATGTTGATGAAGGTGCTGAGTTTCTAACATGGAAGCGAAAGAAGGCAGGGGTCTAACTTATGACAACTGTAGCATACAAAGCTGGGTTCATGGCTTCCGATTCCAGCTGCACAGACGACAGCGGCGTCTATGTAGGTCGTATTCAGAAGATCCACCGCCTTGCAAATGGGGCTTTGCTTGGAACCGCAGGTGACGCTGACGCCCGCTGCGTGATCGAACTCCTCAATAAAAGCACTGCGAAGAAACTGCCGGCGAGGAAAGAGCTTGCGGCGCTAGAAGTAGACTTTCGAGGGATTCTGGCTTTTCAGAACGGAGCCGTGTTCTACGTCGATATATACGTTTGGGAAATCGGGGAAGCTAGTTGTCAGTGGGGTGCCCAAGTATACGAGGTCGAAGAGGGTGTAGCCGCAATAGGGAGCGGAGAGCAGTTCGCGCTTGGTGCAATGCGGGCGGGGAAGAGCGCAAAAGACGCTTTGTCAGTTGCTTGCCATTTCGACTCCTTTTCTAGTCCACCAATTAAAGTAGTAAAAGTGAAAATTTGATATGACGGAATTACCTAATAGAAGACACGCCGTGAATTTTTCTACCGGGCCATTTGTAATAACAGTTGGTTTCAACCCTAAAACGGGGGCTGCTTGCGAGTTATTTATAACCTCTCGCGGCAAGAGCGGTACGGAATTGGACTCTTGGCTTTATGAACTTGGGGTTACTGCGTCCAAGATCATGCAGGGAGAAGAAGGGGGGTGAATATTGACCGGCAAGATGGCAAGAAACAAAGGCGCTAACGGGGAAAGGGAGCTTGCTGCTATTCTCAGCGACGAACTTGGCTTTGTCGTAAAGAGAAAGCTAGGACAGGCTCGCGAAGGCGGCGACGACATTCAAATTTTGGATTGGAGGATTGAAGTAAAGCGCCGCGAGACATTGGCTATTATGCAGTGGGTAAGACAGATAGAAAGTTGCCTTCAAGAAAACCAAAAGCCAATCGTCGCATTTCGCCAGAACAAAGAAGAATGGCGTGTTGTGCTTCGGTTGTCTGATTTCATTCCTTTGCTAAGAGAGTATGTTGCTTCAGATAATGGTGAGCTATGAGCGGTAAAGAGAAGCTAATTGCGCACCTTGCAGAAATCATCGCTCGCGAATCGGTGCTTGTTTTCTTTTCTGTAGAAGATACAGGTGAGATCGTCATGCGGGTTGACGGAAGTAAAGCGGCGAAAGCAATCATAGAAAGCGCGGAGGCACGGGGTGACTGGAGTTTCCAAGTGTAGAGAAAATTATCTCTAGTCACGAAAGTTCAAAGTGAACAGCGTCTATGAACGGACGCTTACCTTGAGACCTTCTTAAATCAATATATTCATTCATGGCGCAAGACATATCGTCTTGATATTCGCATATGTCATTTATGTGCCAAGCGCCACCCCATCGAATACGGACATCAGAATTGATTGCCGCAATTTTCATGGCAAAAGCAATGTCGTCGTAAAGATCGACTTCCCATGATGGAGTGGACCCGACATAGGCCATGAGATCGACGGCATCTCCAGTAAGGTGCTTGCTTTTCATAGTTTGAGTCTTACCGGCTGCAAGATATTTTCTCTGCGTTTCAATACTTCTAACGCCTTCAATGACGCCGAAATCAACAGCAGTAATTGATATTGCAGATTTCACGACTTCAACAAGTTTCGGCTTTACGCCATCTAACTTGGAAAGTGACCTTTTGGATAGTTTAAACGTCACGATATGCCATTCATTTTTTCAACTGTTCTAAGACCGCCAAGGCCAAGCAAACCTCCTAGAACAGTAAGGAGTGCCGCCATGTCTAGTTCCGGCAATGGCTCAATATTTACTTCAAAAACATTCAGACCAAAAATCATAAACGGCTGCAAGACAAAATGATAGGCAAATGCGGTGCCGCAAACCCATCCTATGAATGGGCGCCACCCGGCCCTGAAATTAGATGCAGACTGCGCTTCTGTTTTATTTACTTCTATCTGCGCCAGGGCGATCTCATGCGCTTGTCGCTCCGCAAGAGTGGCGATTTCATGGCTAAGACGTAAGCGTTCGTCCTTATCGACAATAACCTTGTCCAGTATTGTCGCTATTGGATTAATAAGAGAGTCCAAGATCATTTAGATAACAAATTCTGGCCTGAGAACAAAACTACTGCGGCTACAGCAATAACGCCTATGAGCCATATAACCTTTCCCACAACCGAACGGCCTATCTGCGTGTACACGCGCTCGATCGCCTTTTCGGCTGCGCGTTCAGCTATAAGCTCTATTTCAGCTTCTGAAAGGTTATTAGGCATTATTTGAGATTCACTAATTTGTAGATTGTGGTGGAATAGACTTCCATCAAACCATCAATAAGGTTCTCAATCATGCTGTTCTGCTTGCTGATTTTTTCTCTGTTTTGCATGATCCAAACAAGCTCAGACTTAATCTGATTGACAATTTCTCCGCGATTTAGATCAATTCTACGGATATCGCCAACTAAGCCAAATGTTCCCTGGTAGGACTCAACAATATCGTCAATGCGGTCTATGATCTGATCGTAGAAATCACCAAGCGCCATATGCTGAGAGAATGACTTCGTAGAAAAATGCGCTTTATGAGCGGCATCTCTGATAGCAAAAACGTGTCCAATTAACTCTTCCATTTTATTATCCTTTACGTCCATTCAAATCTAACAGTTCCGTCACC